TTAGAATCTAAATAATTAATTTCTTCACCATTTAGGTATGATTCTATAAGTTCGTGAGTTAATGTACCAGCTTCAGCTGATTTTTTTACAATATAATCTGCAGTATAGCCGTGTCGTTTTAACCATTCTTCAAAATGTTTACCTTTGGGGTATGAATTTAAAACATATGTTACTGAAGGATAATATTCTCCATTACGTCTGTAGTATCTTGAATCTGGAAGAGTAATTTGTTTGTGATCTTTAGATACCTCTAGAATACGATTGTATGATTTTTTGATCATAATGTTAGTTTTTTCTCCATTAAACCATAGTAGGTTAAAGGGATTGTGTTTTGGATTAATTTAGTAAAATTTCTGAAGCCAAGTTCAGATGGGTCTTTGCTGGTTAATTCAACTAGATAAACTTCTTTACCTTCGTTTATTAACATTTCACAAAATTTTAGCGCTTGTTTAATAGCATCTTTATCTAAAGCTATATAGATTTTATCGATTGCTGATGTTACTAAACGTTTCATCAAATTAGGTTCAATGCTTTTACCTAATAAAGGAATAGCATTTCGTTTAATTGCAATAGCATCAAATAGTCCTTCACATAATACTATAGGAAGATTCCAATTGATTAAATGTTCATTTGGGATTATGTCTCGACTAACGGAAGGATTTCTATATTTTACGTAGGGATTTTTTTCAAAGGAACGAGCTGTAAAGTAATTTAAGTTACCATCTTTATCATAAGTTGGTAATATAATCATGTTAGCATATAATCCTTTAGAACAATATCCAATGTTATATTTTATAACATCATGTTGACTAATATTGCGTTTTTTTAGGTAGATTAGCGCGTGTTTAGCCATGATATCATTTGGATCAGGACACGCTAGGCTAACATATTCCTCAGGTAAAGACACGGTATTTACCGTTTGAGTATCTTTAAGTGAATAGGTAGAAGAGGACACTAAAGCCTTAACCTTAGATATATTTTCGGGGGTGGTTTTACACTGCTTAAATAAAGTATAAATGCTATTTCCTCGCGTATCGCAAGACCAGCAATGCCATGGGTTTTTGCCTTCTTTGTTTTCCGTTAAGTTAACCTCTAGTTTAGGTTTAACGTGATGACAAAAAGGACAATGGTAGGCATAGTTGTTTCGGGCTGTAGATTTACCCACTCCCAAAACCGAATTTACTAATGCTAATAGCAGTTGATTCACCATAACCCTTAATATAATATATGGGGTTTAGGAAGACAAAAAATCCTTGGAGAAAAATTTTCCTAAAATATTGTTGTTAAACCAGCCATTGGGGTGTTCCAAAACCTCGTATATAAATTGGTGTTTAACCTCAAAATACGTAAGTAATTTTTTATTGTCAACTAATTTTAAAATAACTCGTTCAAATTCGTTGTGTTTGCCTTCAGCTAGTAACTTTTTAATTTCTATTTCAGATCCGTAATATGTTTTCCAATCTGATTCTTTAGTTACTATTTTGGTGGTTGGTTTTCTACCTGGGCCTGTTTGTGTAGCTATTTCCTTTTTTCCTAGTTTGGTTTTTTTATTATGGTAAAGTACTTTTTTACCAATGTAGGATCTATTTGTAGGGGTATGGGTTACAATGTAAACAAAACCGTATGTGTTTTCGGGAAATTGAGAGATATCCTCAATTATATTCCCTTTATATAGCCAATTCATAATTAATTTTCTCGTCGTTCTTCGGCTTTATAATGATCAAATCTATCGTGTTCTGTAGGAGTGATTAATAATAGTCCGGGTTTAATATTATGGTTTTTAGTTTCTTGAAATATATGAGACATCCATGTTTGTTCAAAAGGATGATCCCATTTTGTATCTAAAAATATTTTTTTGTTTCCATCTTTAGATACTATTTGGGGCCAATTAGAATAGTAAATTTCCCCACTAATATAAGGGATACCTTCTAAAGAACCAATGGTATTAAATTGGGTTGATGGAGAATTAATGTCAATTCCACTATTAGGAAGTTTATTGTATTCGGGAAAATATTTATCTCTTATGGTTTGGGGGATATTATACCATGCCCACTGTTTTCCATTATCTCCATAAAATTCGGAGTAGGATAATTTTAAAAAATCAAATTTTTCTTTGTTAAGTATTTTAATAGAATTATGGTATAGATTATTTACTTTCCTATTAAATCCATTTCGACATATTGTACCTTCTTTGGGGTAAAAAAACATATCATCTTCAAAAAAGAAATAAGCATCTAAATCAATTTCATGAGCGTGTTCTGCTATAAATTGCCTTCCACCACATATCCCTATATTATCTTTTTTTATATGTGTAAAATTATATTCTTTACAAATTTTTAAATATTCATCTTGTGTTTCTAAATTAAGAGAATTATCTAATAAAAATTTTTGGGGTTGGGTTATAAAATTAGAATCATATTGTAACATTGATTCTATAAGTGTTTTGAATTGTTTTGGGCTATTATAAGTAATTACATATAGTCCTATTTTAGATTGGGGTTTTGGGGTAGGGTTTTTATATTGTTTAAGATTTTCAAAAAATGGCCATACTAAGCCATTCCCTTCTACTTCAAAATTATTAATTAATTCTGGGTTTTGGTATGATAGTATTGTAAATAAACATTCATCTGCACCCATGTATCCTTCATTTATAGTACTATGAAGAATAGAATAATATAAATTGTTTATTTTATGAATTTGTTCCTTAGTTCCTCCCCAAAATCCACCTCTAGAAATTTTATCTACAAAATCAACTCTACAATATTCAGCCATTTTTTTTCTTTCAAATCCATGTATTTCTTCATTTGAAGTATAAGGATATTGAATAAATGTAAATTTATCTATACTATCAGTATAATTTTGTAAGTTATCTAAAACATTATCATGTGTAAAATATCCTTGATTTACTGTAGATGTTAGTCCCCCATCAATCCAATAAAAATAATTTGAATCAAATGGGTTAAATATAGCAGTATCATTTACCATGAACATTTTACACATCATCATGGGGTTATAAAATTCTAAAGCACCTTGGGGGGATTCAGCGAGCCATCCTGCAAAATTAATCCATTTAGGGTTAGTTCTTATTTCTTGTACTTTATCAAAAAATGGAAACCATGTTTTAAAATCTTCTAGCTCTTTAAAGTATATTTGTGTGGGTTTATCTCCTCTAACTTTTAAAACTTCTTGTTCTAATTCTTTAGGAATCCAAATACACATTTGGGCATCTGATTGTAATAACTCAAAGAATCGATCTTTATATTGTTGGAAATCTCTTTTCCCCCACCCATCAATATCTCCTCTTTTTAAATCCCATAAACCAGTTACAATAGTTGTTTTGTTACAAGTCTTAGAATTTTTTCTTTTTACTTTTAAAGCCATAGAAGCCCATCCATCTTTCCAACCACAAGTAGCTATTGGTTCTATTTCGTATTTTAATTCATTAAAAGAATCAGCTAATGATTTAATACTGTACTCTTCCCATGAAGGCAAACAATATACATCATCTATAACTATAATAGCTTCATCTTCTAACCAATCAAATATAATATCAAAAGCATACTTAGAGGCAGAGTATAAATCTAAATCAAGATGTATAAACCTTATTTTCTGATTTTTTTCTTTTAAAAAATTAGATAAAGTATCTTCTATCTTACCCACAATAAATTTATTCTTAGCAGTATCTTCTGGGATACTAGTATTAAATGCATTTTTAGTATAGAGTACATTTCCACTAGACTCTGCCCAATCTTCTGGTAGTCCTGAGAAAGTATCGAATCCATATACTGTTATATCTTCGGTATTTTGATTAATTAAATTTAAAGTAAATCCTGTAAAAACCCCCAACTCTATAAAAAGAGAGTTTTTGTATTTTGAAATATCTACATTTTTTAATATCTTTTGGAAATAAGCAGGTTGAAACTGCCAATTTTTAGGACCAAAATCAGGAGTGTTTGAGTTTTCGATAAGTTTTATTATATCCTCTACAGTCATAAATTATAAATTATTAAATCGAAAAATTTAAATTTCGATTTTCGTCTACAACAATAATACATTTTTGTTCATTAAGTAAGAAATGAACTTCTAATACTTTTTCAATTCCATAACATGGATCACCCGCTATATTATTATCTACTCTAATATTAAAGCCCTTAAAGTTATGTACCTTTAAGTTTAATTCAATTTGTTCAGTAACATCTATCATAGTTCTTTCTGTTACTTTCTTTCCTTCGTCTTGTTGTTCACCTAAAATACCATAAAAGGCTTGTAGTAATTCTATCTTAGAATTTTTATAAGCTTCTTTATTATAATAAATGTCCTTAGGTAATACCGTATAGTAGGGGTTAAATTCAAAATGGTAATACTCATAACAAAAAGGATCTCTAAAGTTATTTAACCAGGCTTCGTAATACCATCTATCTCCTTGAGTTGGTTGTTCATTACACGCCACCCAATGTAAATTAGCCCACCAAAAATTTCCCCACCACCATTTATTATTTGAAGTAAGTCCACATTGGTCATATTTATCTAAATTATAAATGCAATCTTTATAATGATCAATTAAAAAATATTCCATAGCTTCTTTCCACCATTCAACTCCTTTTTTTTTCCATTCTGATTCTTCGTTGCTATTTTTAAATTTATATTTATTTGATACACCCTTAGTATGGAAATAAAAAACTTTACCTGAGTAATTTTGTGAATATTCCCATACTTTATTTATACCTTGATATTCATAAGTGTTTTCTGTAAATTTACTTAAATTAGCTTTAGGAAAATTTTTTAGTAACTTTTTAATAAATTTAAAATCACCATCTAAATCTATACAAGTAACTTCAAATCTATCACACCAATCATACAGTCCTGATTTTTTAAGGCGAGCTAGCTGTTTTTGAACTACTTCTAAGTAGTCTCCCACACAGTAAATGTGGTATACTATTAAATTAATAGACTTTTTATTAGGATCAGTACCAATTCTCTCTCTATAAATAATATCTAAAGTTCTGTTTGATAAAAACCCATAAGCAAAAGCATGAAATATAAAATTACCTTTGTTATATTCTCTATGATTTAAAGATTCATTGCTTATAATCTTTATGTGATTTCTAATTTCTTTGCTATTATCGTAAAGAATAGTGAGACATGTTTGATCATGCCATAATGCATTCTTAAAATAACCTATTTTATCTACATTTTGCTCTAAAATTATAAGATCTCTTGAATCCTTTCCTGCATACTCTTCTGCGGAATTCCACCAAGCTGTTAAAAATTTTTTAGCCCATTCAGTATTTTTTAAAATAAAAACACCGGCATTAGCTATACTATGGTGAGATACGTCTTCTGTAAAAATCAAATCATATTCAGGATCTATAAAGCTTTCTATTTCTTGATTAGTGTCAGAAATAATAGCGTCTATGTCCATAAATAAAACATAATCTGGGTTGTGAGTATCTAGAACTTCTAGTATTAATTTTGGTTTATACCAAGTAGCAGCTCTATCCCCCAATACTTTTTGTATTTTTTGAGTATCTTTTTCACAGTAATATTCATATCCTTTTTCTTCGCAATACTTTTTATTAATCTCTTCAGCAAATTTACCATAAGAAACATTTGCAGTATAAAATTGAGCTACTAATATTTTATCATTTTTCATAATCTGCATATAATATTAAGGTAAGTTTCCAGTAATTCTTTCCATCCATCCCTGAGAAATAGAGTGGGGCCAAACAATCCATCTTAAGGGTTTAGTTTGAGTATTAAATACTCTCCAAATTTTGCCATATCCATCAGGATCATTTTTAATACGTTGAATTTCATCAGGCATTGCATCTTGACGATAGATTTCATTTCCATTAATATCTTCAAATGCCACAGCAAATACATCATAATCATCTAGAGGGATTTGGTTAAATCCTATATCAATACAATGTTTAAACACTGATAAGAATGATTGGTCATATTCTACTGGGTTTTCGATAATGGGGTTAGGGGCAATATTATTGTCTAAAGTATATTGTTGTACACTTCTATCTTTAAATCTTAAACCTGCATATCTTTCGTAATCTTCTAAAGTACGTTTTTTACCAAATCCATAAATACCAAAATTTATTTGGCACATACATTCACCATCCATTCCAAAAAGAACACGATTCCGTTTATGAGAAATAGCATTTAACTGCCCCCACTCTGGATCATCATCCCACTGTTTAGTTCTGCCTTTACGAGTATATTCGTGCCAAGCAACAACTTTATGTGGGTGAAATAAATCATACCCCCAAGTATATGCTCGGGCGGCAATTGAAATTTCTTCCCCGTGAAAATAATATTCGGGATCGTGTGGAACCTCTTTACAAAATTTTCCTAATGTAAATGCAAAATGGGCTGAGTAAAAACGAGAGGGGATAGGTTCGATTAAATTTTGCCATCCTGGGATTGTGGCAGGTAGAAAAAATACAGCTCCTTCAGGAATAAATCTATCAAAAGTCATCCACCAAGGTTCTTGCATCCTTTCAGATGGGTCATTATCAGGATTAAATGAAGATATATATGAGGTTAATAAAGGTTTTTTATGTCCTTTATCTTGAAGATGTTTAACCATTGATATTAATTCACTATCCCAATCTTGAATAAACCTATGGTGTGAATCAAGTTGTAGTGTGTATTTTTCGTTATTATATTTTTGTTGCAGTTGGTTTCGTGCCCAACATGCCCCTTTAGAATCTTTGTAAAAAATATCTACAATTCTAAATCTAGAATCATTTTTATATTCTTCTAAGTTATCCCACACATCATCCAAAGAATGTTGCCATGCAATTCCAAATCTTAAATTTTCAGGGTGTTTAGCTTTTTCGATGCAATCCTTAATAGTAGGAAGTAATTGGGGATCACGATAAGATGCTATTTGGACAAAAATAGTTTCTTGAGAAAACAGTTTATTTATCATATCTATAACTTTTAACATAATATAACATTTATTTTTTAAAAAACCAAATTATCTATCAAAATTTATTAATATTGTAGTATCTGTAGTACGAGAGGTAGGTAATGGTTTAGCCAATTTAGCTACTGCTAACAAATTATAAGATTCATCATATAAACCTACAGTTGTAACATAAGGTGCAAAATAAGAACCAGTTGCAAAATCATACATTTGTCCTTCACTACCTGAAATTATAGTTGGGTTTAATGAATAATTATATTCATCTGCTCCAATAGTACATTTATATTGGGTTTCATATAATGTATATGAACTTGAAAATGAACAAGTTACATTAGAACCAGTTACAAATGCTAATATAAAATCAGTGTGCAATAAAGACATTTTTATTTATAAATATTAATTAATTAATTAATTAAGTGCAGGGTGTAAAATTATCTGTTGAATATGATGCACCTGTGGATTTAAAATTATTAGAATAATAGTATACATCTTGGAATGTAAGTTCTCTTACACATGCACTATTTGTGTAAGTATCCGCAACACTATATTGTAATTGTGAAGGTGTTCCATTACAAGATACATAATCAAAATAGACAACTCCATTTAATTTACCGGGTTCAGTATTACCAGTAGCATTATCTAAATCACCTTGATCAACATATACATCATAGAAAGTACAACTAATTGATGTTGAGGTTGGAGTCGGAGTTGGAGTACTTGTACTAGTTGGCACAGGGGTACTAGTTAACGTCGGAGTACTAGTAAGAGTACGAGTTAGGGTTGGGGTATTAGTTGGGGTTAGAGTACTTGTTCTAGTAGGAGTAGCAGTTGGAGTTGGACAGTTACCAAATTGAGATATAGCTCCATCTGTACCTACTCTAAATACTTCACCTGATGAGCTCTTAAACCAGTTATTACCACCATTATATAAATTGGCAGGGATAAAGACAGCACTAGTATACAATGCTAGACCTGAAGAAAATGCTTGAGAGAATGAAGTAATACCTACTTGATTAAAATATACAGTTACAGGGGTACATCCTCCACTACATGCTGCAGTATCACTAGCCCACCCAGATCCGTTATCAGTACATAAAGTTAAAGAACTAAATTGAGTTGAAGTAGCTGTTAATGTAGGAGTACTAGTTAATGTTGGGGTATTTGTAGCTGTTAATGTAGGAGTGCTAGTTCTAGTTGGAGTATTAGTTGCTGTTAATGTTGGAGTGCTCGTTCTAGTAGGAGTAGGTGTGGATGTTAACGTTGGGGTTAATGTAGGAGTACTTGTAGGGGTTAATGTTGGAGTACTCGTTCTAGTAGGAGTAGTTGTGGCTGTTAAAGTTGGGGTTAATGTAGGAGTACTTGTACTAGTTAATGTTGGAGTTAACGTTGGAGTACTTGTACTAGTTAATGTTGGAGTTAACGTTGGAGTACTTGTACTAGTTAATGTTGGAGTTAACGTTGGAGTGCTAGTAGAAGTTAGAGTAGGGGTACTAGTTAAAGTAGGAGTAGAAGTAGCCGTTAACGTTGGTGTTAACGTTGGGGTGCTAGTAGATGTTAG